GCCCGGGCGGATTTTTTTGCGGCTTTCTGCGCGGCTTGCGCTTCGACGAGCGCGATGGCTTCAGCCTGTTGTGCCTTAATACTTGTGATTTCAGTTGCGGTCGCTTCGCGTACTTCGTCGTCAATTTGCACAAAATAAGTCATATATGCCTCAGATCTTGAATCCGTAGATACGAACCGTTCCGCCGTCAAGGTTGTTAGTAGTGGGCGTAAGAACGAGTTGATCGAAAGACGTGCTTGCGCTTTGATAGCCGGACAAGTTGCCAGTCCCGCCCGTGTATGCATAATGCACGGTATATGACGTCGCGGTTGTTAGGTATGGGGCACGAATGAACGCTTGTGCAAATGAACCGGTAGCCGTGCTGACTGCCACTATTGGCCAAGCCGAACCATTGTTTACGAAATTGACGGCCAACGATCCGGCATACGCCGATGTCGTGTACCCGCCCGAATAGTAAGCCGTCCCCGTTGTCGTTGAGCCAACGCGCAACTGTGCGTTCACAAACTGATTCACACCACCGGAAACTACCAACAGACCGTCAAACAAAACAAGATAGTCGTCATAAGTGGCGGAAAATGCGCTTGTAATAGTTACTGATGAAACATTTGCGCCAATAGTTTGCGTTTTGACTAACTCAAGTCCCGGTGTTGCGGGAGTTGTCGGCCCGACCGTTGCCCAAGATGACCCGTCGTAATACTGAACGACGTTCGTGCTCTCCAGATAGCAGAGTTGACCCTCCGCGAGAGTCTTCTCACCCGTGCCACCGAACGCGGCGTCGCGCTCCGCGGTTCCCGCGAACACGGGAACGCCTGTACGCGCGGAGTCGTTCATCTGTGCGGCGGTGAGTACCTGACCCGCGGTGAAGGTCGGGACGGTCGTCTGCGCGTTTGCTCCCATAGTGCCTAGATCCTAGCCTCTCACGTTAGAACGTTGTCCGCCTCGATGACCCCGCGCAGACTGTCGTCGAGCAGGAGCGCGTAGACGATGGTCGTCGGGGCCGTGTAGAGCGTAATCGAATGGCCCGACGTTGAGATCGAGTGCTCGATTCCTTCGATCGCGAGTTCTTCGGTCACGGTCAACGGAGACCCGGTCGCGTACGACTTGGTGATCTCGATCGTGTCCCCGATCTCGAGTTCGGCGACGGCGTCCTTGTCGAGCGAGGCGAGCGGGTAGAGGTCGACGACGAGGGACGAGAAGCGCGGCTCCGGGGTCGGGGCGAGCAGATACGTCGCGAGCGTGTCCGCTTGCGCGTCTGTGGAGAGGAGCGAGTCGGTGATCGTGTACGCCTGAATCTGATACAGAGCCTGCGATGCGAGATCTTCTTCCGTCTGAGCGACGCCTCCGGTGCGTTGTACGACGACCCGGTTGATGACGTCCTCGGTCGAGTAGTCGATTCCGAGACCCTTGTACGGGACGTCACCCGACCCGGCGACATCCGAGAACACGACCGACGGCCCGGAGAGTGTCGTCCCTACTCTGGCGTCGAAGGCGAGGTCGCCGTCCCGGGACACGAAGAGTCGACCCTGTTCGGCCTGCTGAATCTTGCGGAGGTACTCGAGCGCGGACGTTCCCTCGGCGATCGCATACGCGCCGAGAGTCGTCGTCCCGGTCGCGATGTCCCGGGTCGCCGCCGGATAGTCCACCTCCGGACGGTCGAGGATCGTCGTCACCCGTGCGCTCGACAACTCTGCGGACGGTGTGAACGCGGAGAGGCGCGTGTTCGCGAGGAGGAAGAGGTCGTCGGCGCAAGTTATGACGACCCGCGGGAGTTCTCCCGGCTTCGAGCCGTACGAGTAGGCGAAGTCGACGACGCGCCCCTTGTAGAGGTACTCGCCGTCGCGGGAGACGCGGACTTGCCGGAGCGGTGAGAGGCCCGGGGTGTCGTCGAACTCGTCGTAGTAGATCGAGTCCTCGTTGTACGGGTCGAAGTTTCGTGCCGGGTCGATCGCGTTGATGACGAGCGTCCCGGGTTGGATCGATTCCAGATCTGTACGCCGTCCGCGGAAGATGCGCGCCGTCTGCACTTGGGCCGAGATGTCCGAGTACGAGTCGACGCCGTCGAGGACGTACGTCGTCCCGTTGAGGATGCCTTGTTGCGTGTCGTCGAGTGTGAAGCCGTCGCCGAAGCCGGTATCGATCTCGAAGAGGTACGTCCCACCCGAGACGAGTGTCGCGGGCATGGTCTAGACGGCGATCTCGATCTCGGCGGGGCCGTAGATGAGGTTGTATCTCTGTAGGGCGTCGACGATGACGGTCGGGAGGTTTTCGTCGGCGGTGACGGTGTTGACGGTGATGTTGATCGGGGCTTGCGCCGTGTCGAGGAGTGCGAGGTCGGCGAGTCGTGCGGATTCGAGGTTGCCGTAGTCGGCGAGGTTCGCGAGTGTGAGGCCACCTAACTCGAGAGCGCGCGGGTCGATCGACAGTCCACCGCGACCGCCTCGACCGCCGCCGCCTCCACCTCCGCCGGTTGTCTCAGGGATCGTGAGATCGGGGATTCCTCCGTTGAATGATGCTCCCGCGCCTTCGAGACGGTCGGGTGATCCCATGAAGCCCGAGCCGGTTGCAGATGTGTCGAGTGACGGCATCGAGAACGAGACGCCAGAGATTTCAGAGATGTTGCCGCCGGTCATCCAGTCGGGAAGACGGTTGACTTGTCGGATGACGAAGTTGACGGCGTCAATGATGCCGTTCACCATGCTCTCGAATCCTCCGAGGATCGCTCCGATGACCTTGAGAACGAATGATCCGACGGTTGCCATCGCGCCTGTGAACTTGATGAGGCCATCGAACACTCGCGGGAAGATGTTCTCAACGATGAACTTGAACGCGCCGCCGAGGACATTCATCACGATCGGCGCAATACGATCTCGTACGAATCCGATGAAGTCTCCGAAGAACTTCTGAATCTTGTTGATCGATTCACTATTGCGGTCGATGACTTCGCGCACCTTGTCGAAGACGGTTCCTAGTCCGTCCATGACGGGTATCGCGACGGCTCTGACGATGTCGGCGATCTTTCGGAAGGCGTCTCCTACGGCGGGGCCGACGCGGTCGATAATGCGTTGGAAGATCGGGACGAGATCCTTGAGGAAGAAGTCGGCTAACTCAGTCACGATCGGCAGGACGTAGGAGCCGATCGTCTCCACCGCTTCCGAGAGCACGATCTGAAGTCGCGCCATCTTGCCCGAGAAGGTGTCGGCGTTGGCCTGTGCCGCGCCTCCGAATAGCGCGGTGAGTTCGTCGGTGATGTCCTTGAAGTCGCCAGAGTTCTTGGCGTTGTCCGAGAGTTGGATGCCGAGTTTCGTAAGCGACATAGTCTGCCCGCCGTAGGCCTTCGCGAGTGCGAGCGACACGGCGTCGAGATCGCGTCCCGTCGCGGCGGAGATGTCGAGTGCGACGTTCAGAATCTCTTGCGACATGGTGACGTCGCCCGTCGCTCGGACTAGGTTCGCGAGTGCGGGCCGTAACTTGTCGTCGGCAACACCGAACGCCATAGACATCGCGGCGATCTGATCGTCGACCGCTTGCACCATCTCGTCGGTTGCGGCGGTCGTGTTCTGAATCGCGGTGCGGAGTTGCTCGAAGGACTGTTGATCCTCCGCGGCGGCCTTGACTGCCGCTCCGAGACCGGCGGCGAGTGCGCCGAAGCCTGCGGCGGCGGCGAGGCCGACCTTCTTGAACGAGTCCCCGATCTTCCCGAGGCTCTGATCGGCCTCTCCGACGGCCTTCTTGAGCGGCCCTGCGTTGCCGGAGATCGTGACCGAGATCATCGCCATAGTGACGTCCTATCGTACTAAGGGTTTAGTTCGTACTTCTCGATGAGGTTCTTCACGAGTTTCTCGTAGCGGTCTTTTATCTCGTCGCGGCGACGGTCGATCGCGTCGTAGATGAACGGTTGCGGCTTGATGCGTCGAGCGGGCCATCCGAAGTGGATCGGCCCTGCGTACTGAACGGAGGCCTTGTAGCCGACGCGAACTTTCGCGGAGGTCTTGGTCGCGGCGTCGCGGATCGTTGCCGAGAGATCGCCGCTACGGATCGGCACGTATCCGCGAGCGTCTGAGGCGACTTGTGCGGCGATGGCCTTGTTCACCGGGAGGAACTCTTGCGCCCGGTAGTCGATGTCGTCGGAGAGGTTCTTGAGAGCCTTTCGTACTTTCGTGAGGCCTTCGATCTTGACCGCACCTTCGCGGCCTTCTTCGACTCGGAATCCGAACGTGCCAGTCTGTGCCATTAGCGGCGGCCCTTCTTCTGCGCTTCTGCGCGATCCTTGAGCCTACGGTGCATGACGTCGAGGATCTCCGGCGGTGTGTTGATGAGATCGAGCGGCGAGATCCCGGTGTCGACTGCCATGACTCCTACGAGTTCAAGGAGCGATCCCCGGATTAGCCTTTTGGGGCTTCGACGATGTCGACTTTCTTGATCGTCTTGAGCCACTCGTCGAAGATCTTCACGACTGCGCCAGAGTCTTTCTCGGCGAGCCATCCGAGGTAGTACAGGTGCTCGAACTTGACGGCGTTCGTCGCAAAGGCGGACGAGATGCCCATCTTTGCCCAACGCTCGAACGCGATGATGGTCGGCGGGTACACCGGGAACTCTTCCCGGGTTCCGTCCCGCCGCTCAACGGAGACGGAGATGTCGATCATTACGGGGTGATGTCCTGATCGAGTGTTCCGCCCTGATAGGTGACGGTGACCGCGAGCAACTCGCCGACGTTGACCGTGATCGGCAACGAGGCCAAGTATCCGCCGACGAGTTCATACTTCGGCGATGAGGTTGCGGGTGCGCCTGCGAGCGGCTCGAACACGATGTCGCTCGTCGTGCCGACGTCACCGAAGAACGTCTGCACCGCTTCGGTCGTTGCGAACGATCCGAGAACGGTGAAGGTGATCTCGTTGTTCTGCAAGCCTGCGCCGAACTTGCGCGCGGTGTCGGCGAGGGTCGTGACTTCGAGAGCCTCTTTCGTGTAGGTGATCGTGATGCTCTGAAGTTGATCCTTCAGATCGACGCCGCCGACGGTGAACGTGTTCGCCGCGCCGAGGAATGTTGCCGTTGCCATGAGTTAGAGGTTACTCCTTGTGTCGATCCGATCCGTCCTTGCGCGCGCCTTGACGCTTGCGAGGCTTCGGTTCTTCATTGTAGTCGGCTTCTCTGATGTGGTGCGTCGCGACTCGGCCCTTCGGGGAGATGCCGCGGCGGACGAGTTCGTCTTCGGAGACGATGTCGCCGACGGCGAATCCTGCCATACGGCGCGACATGATCTCGTAGTGCTTCATCCCCACAACTCTACGGAGAAGCGGTAGGCGAGCATCTCAACACCGGCGACGGTGACGGCGATCGGGACGGCGGAGACGCATCGGACGGATGTGACTGTGCCGCCGAGGGTCTGATCGGCTTCGATCTTGGTCTTGATCGAGTTCGTCCCGGTCGCCGTGAGGAGACTGTCGAGGTAGTCCTGTGCGGCTCGGTCGGACATACGGCCCGCGATGAGGATGAGGTCGACGGTCGCGGAGTCTGCGCCGCGGGCGAACACGAGATCCCATTCGATCGAGAGTTGACCGACGACGCAGGCGGGCGGCATGAGGCCGTCCGGGATGACGTCGTAGACGCGGAGGCCTGTGATGTTGACGGCGGTCTTGAGTGCGTCTCGGACTTGTGACGGGATCATGCGACGACGTCCCGACGGTATGCGCGGGTCATCGCGGCGATGTCGCGTCCGAGGGGACTCATGCGGATCGCGCCGAGTTCTGAGAGGCCGAGGACACCGCCGACGGAGGAGGCTCGCTTGAAGAGGTCGGCGGAGAGGATGAGGGTCGCTTCGACGATGTCGTCGGGGGCGACGCCGTTGTACCATCCGTACTTCGCGGTGACGCGGACGGCGGGACGCCACGAGTACGGAGCCGGGAGTGTGGTCGCTCCGACCATGACGACCCGCGTGTACGGGATCGCTTTCTGTGGTGCGTTGATCGGGTCGAGGATGTAGTCGGTGTTGAAGGTGAGGACTTGCGTGTAGTTGCCGTTGCCGGTCTGATCGAAGGCGACCTCGATCCCGGTCGTCGTGGAGATGTCGTCGACGTCGAGGCGATACCAGTCGATCGGACGGTAGTACCTCTGCTGAGCGACGGAGTCGGCGTAGAAGCGTCGGTTCGTGATTCGGTCGATCGAGCGGGAGGCCGATTCGATGGCCTTTTCGATCGTCGTGGTCTCGCCCGCCGTGAGCGTACTCATGTTGGCGTAGGCCTGAAACTGTGCGAGTGTCGCGTACCCGTTCGTGATCGCCATGTTCTAGGCCTTTCTTCGTTTCTTGCGAGGTATGTCGGCCCGCCTCGGAGCGGGTAACTCTTGGGACTCGACGCGAGGAGGCGAAACGGAATCCTCAGAGCCGAGACGGGCCGACGAACTCACGCGACTAGACGTCGCGGTAATGATCGGTTGACTTCTGAGACCCCGCGAGACCCGGATCATCGCCAGTAGATGACCCGGGTCTCGACTAGGGGAAGGCTCAGAATGTCGGGGTGACGAGACCCGTTCCGCCGATGAGCGCGAAGGCGTTCGGGTAACGGCCTGCCGTGTACGCCGAGTAGCCGTAGACGACCATCTTGACTTCGAGTTCTGCCGACTTGACGTCCTCGAAGCGGAGCATGAACGGCGAGCCGCCTGCGGTCTCCCACAAGTGGCTTTCCTGCGTGTTGCCGATGATGATGACGTCCTCGTTCGCGCCTGCGCCGTTCGTCGTGGTGACGTTGGCGTCGGTGATGACCGGGAGTCCGGCGATCGAGTAGCCGGAGTTGCCGTAGACGACGGAGCCTGCGCCCACGCCGATCGCGTTCATCGGGCCGTTCGGCGTCGGGACTGCCAACGGGCGACCCGTTGTGTCCACGGCGGCGAGGATGTAGGCCAGACGGCGCGGGTGCATGAGGATGAAGTTCGGGCCACCGAAGTAGTTCGTCTGAATGCGCTGAACGCCGTCGAGGATCTTCGGGTACAACTCCGCGACCGTCGGCGAGGCGTCGGTGTAGGTGATGACCTGCGTGATCGTGTTCGTCAACGACGTCGCCGACGTGGTGACGTTGAGGGCGTCGAGTTGCGTGTGGTACGCCGAGACGAGGTCGGCCATAACGAGCGAGTCGATGCCCGTGCCACGCTCGAGAGCCTGACGCGAGACGTTCTGCTGACCGGCAACCGTGACGACCGAGATGTCCAACTTGGTGTCGTCCATGTTGGTTTCCTGCACGGCGGAGCCTTCCGTCTGCACGGCGGTTGCCGAGCCGGTCGTCACGCGCGAGATCGAGAGCGTGAGGCCGTTAGCCGGGAGTGCATGCTGACGGGAGACGTCCATGAACGGGCGGCCAGCGCGCGCGAACGGGGCGGCGAGGTCGGTGAGGAACTGCGGGACGACGAGTCCGGCGAAGTTCGCCGAGGTGACGTCACGCTTCTCGATCTTCTCTTCCTGCGTGTGGCGCGCGATGCGCTCACGGGCGTCGAAGTCGCCGAGAACCTGTGCGGCGAATGCGTCACGGATGAACGAGTGCTCACCGTTCGGGCGGTAGGTGCGCTCTTCGCTCTTGACCTTCCATCCGCCGACCTGACGGGTCTCCACCTTGTCGCCCTCAACCTTGCGGGCGAGTTCGGCGGCGGCTACCTTGCGGGTCTCGATGTCGGTGACCTGAGCGATACGCTCGTCGAGTTTCTCGATCTCCTTCGCGAGGGCGGCGATGTTCGCGGCCTCGACTTCGGAGATGTCGCGATCCTCTTCGGCGGCGCGGTTGAGCGTCGCGTCGATGAGGTCGGCCTTCTGATTCCGCTTCTCGTGAAGCGATGAGAGGAATGTGTTCACGGTTTGATCCTTTTTTAGGTAAGAGTTGATGATGTTCCTACCGGGTGCTCGATGCCTCGCGTGGCGGGTGCGGCATAATGCCGGGTGCGCTCTGCGCGAGCCGAGGGTGCGGCCTGCTCGGATTCTAGTCGTCGGTGTGCGACGGTTCCACTATCTCGAAGCGCGCTTGTGAGAGTCCGAAGATGCGACCGCCGGAGAGGATCGCGCACCATGTCGGCGCGTCCGGGTCACAAGTGCATCCCGAGTTCTGTCGCGGAATCTCCTCAACGACGAACGAGCAAGTGAGACACCTAATCTTTGCCATGTTCCCGCACGATGCCGTCGGCCCATGACTTCCCGGCATTGCCTCCCCATAACGCCCACGCGATCCGGCCCGCCGACGGGTAGCCGGGTTCGCCTTGTCGATACCCTTCGCCCTGTTTGTCGACTTCATGTCGAGCGAAGTACGAACGCATCCGAACGACTGTGTCGTACGAGAGGGCGCGACGGTTGACGATGTCCCGGGCGCGCGCAACGCCGACGAGCGTTCCTCCGCGTCCGTAGACCTCGCGCCATGAGAGACCGCGGCGAGCCTCGGCGACCATCGCATCGTTAGGCGTGAAGCCTTCCTGACGTTCCTCGATCGGCTCCTCGACAGCCCGTTCTGCTTCGGCGATGTTGAGCGCGGCGAGTTGCGCTAACGCCTCGCGGCGGGTGCGATGGCAACCTTCGATCTCGCCGTCGTCATCCTTGACGACCGCGTACCCGGAGCACTCGGGATTATTGGTCTCAATGTGCCACGGCATGACGACTAGGCGTCGAGGTTCGGATAGAGCACTCTCAGAGACTCGGTGACGTCCGCGGCGCATACCGCGTAGAGGTTCTCGTACTGTGGGACGAATACGGTGTGCGGGGACGAGTGCTTCTCGTAGGGGACGCCGTTCGCGTCTGTGACGTCTGCTCCTCCGACATAGACGGTCGAGTTCCCGGCGATCTGTAGGTAGACGGTGCGCGGGATCTCGTCGGCGGCGACGACGATCTGTCGCGTCGAGGTGACTGAGTAGGCCTTCGAGATCATCGGCGGATCTTCGACAGTACGTTCTCGAGTTGGGCGAGGTTCGGCTTCTCGATGACTTCGCGCACCGCGGCGACTGCGGCGGCGTCACCGTATGCGCCGAACGTGACGAGGGACACTTCGGCGAGGTGAGCCTTGACGCGCTCGACGACGCCGTCCTTGCGGCGGAGATCCTTCAACGGTTGGAAGCCGACCGAGAAGTTAGTGAGCACACCGTCGCGCACGAGTTCGAGTGCCTCGTCCCCTGCTTCGGTCTTGGAGATACGGAACTCGCCGTACAAGCCGGAGGCGTCCTCGCGGAGCAGAGTGGCGCGTCCGATCGGGTTGTCGCTCTTGTGTTGGTAGAGCATCTTGACGCGGTTCGCGGCGCGGGTGACTGCGTCGAATGCGCCTTTGCGGAATACTTCGGTGAGTCCTGCGTGGATACGTTGCTCGCGATCGTAGGGGACGCAGATTCCGCAGACTGTACGTCCGTCGCCTTCGGCGCGGACTTCGAGGTCTAGTTCGTAGCGGCGGGTCTCGATGCTCATACGATTTCTTCCGTGTCCTCCGACGAGTCTACGTCGGTCTCGATGTCCATCTCTTCGTCCATGTCGTCGAGTTCTTCGTCGAGTTCTTCTGTGCCCTTGACGTCGTCTTCGAGGTCGGTGATGGGTTCCATCGGGTCGAGGTCTTCGATTTCGCGCACTTCGTCGACGGTGAGGAAGCCAGATTCGAGGGCGATCTTGTGCGCTTCGTATCGGGACTTCGTGTCCGGGCGGAGGAGCGCGTCGAGGTTGAACTTGACGTACTGGCCTCGCGGTAGGTAGTCGGTCAACTTCTGCTCGATGCGGGCGATCCACGGCATGAGCGACCAGCGGACGAGTTGAAGGTTCTCTTCAGAGACGTTCGAGTAGGTGCGCGACGAGTTCGGTGCGCCGAGGTAGTAGCCCGGTAGTCCGAGGATGTTGGCGATCTCGGTGAGCGAGAAGGTGCGCGCCTCGATGAGTTGCGAGTCGCGGGCGTTGTGCGAAATCTCTTTGATCTTGGTCGTCTCGTTGAGTACCGGCGGTGCGTGGTTGATGCCGCCGTAATGTTGCATCCATTGGAACTTGAGTTGCTCGGCCTTCTCTTGTGAGAGGTCGGGGTCGGTTGATTCGATGACGACGTTGGGGACTGCTCCGCCGTTGAAGTACCGTTGGGCGTAGGTCTGTACGGCGATCGCACCGCCGAGGCTCTGACGTTGCGCGGCGAGGATGCCGTAGCCGACGAGGTCGCCGGGTTGTGAGAATCCTTTGATGTGGAGGATCTCGTCGGAGCGGTACTCGACCGGGTTGTGTTCGTGGTCGTAGATCTTGTAGTAGATCTCGCCGTCGCGTCGGATGACTGAGACGCGCGCCGGGTTGACCGGGTAGAACTGATCCGGGTAGCCGTTCGCGCCGGGTGCTCCGAGGATCGCGATGTAGTTTCCGTGAACGAGAAGTGCGGAGACCATTGCCGAGAGTGTCTCCATGCGTGTCTCGGTTGGGACGGGTCGCTCGAGGAGGAGCGGTTGCGGGTTGACGTATTGTCCGTTCTTGCGGTAGGCGTGAAGCGGGAGTTGTCCGATCGCGTCGGAGATGAGTGTGACGCCGCGCCAGACTCCGGGGATCGACATGGTGGAGCGTTCGTCGACGATGACTCCGGCGTTGACGTCGACGAAGTGTGTCGACATTCTTCCGGCGGCGTCGACGTAGACGTTCGGGTACGTTGCCGAGTACGCCGTCCCGAGTGATCGTTGCTCGACGATGAAGAAGTCTCGGAGACGAGAGAGTGCGCCCATGCTCTGCCCGAGTCTAGTAGATGCGCGACGCGGGTCGGGCGACGGACTTGTTTCGATGCGTCGCGTGATGCCATGCGATGACGGCGGCGTAGAGCGAGGTGATGTCGGCGGAGGGGACGTTGCGTTGGAAGAGCCATTGTTGCCCGATGTTGCGTCGTGTCGCGGCGGCGACTGCCTTGTCGAGCCGGTCGTCGGACTTGACCTTGAGGTTCTTGTCGAGCGCGGCGTCGTAGAAGAGTCCGCAGGCGGCGACGACGTCGGCGGTCTTGTAGACGACGATCGGGACTCCGACTTGCTTGAGCGGGTCGAGGAGGGTTCCGGCGGGGCCGAAGCCGTCGACGACGACGGTTCCTTTCCATCGTCGGACGAGTTCGAGGACACGGTTCGAGACCCATGAGACGCCGTCTCGGTTGTCGATGAGTTCGATGTGGCCTTCATGGTCGGCGACTGCGATCGAGGCCGAGGAGCGGTCGAGGGCGACGTCCACGGCGAAGGAGAGCGTCCCGGCGGGGGCGACCTTCGCAGAGCAACACGCCGCCCACACCTTGCCGGGGATCATGCGTTCGTCGACGACTGACCAGACGTTGAGGTATGACCGCTTGAACTCGTTGAGGGTCATGGTGCTCATCGCGTGTTCGACGGCTTGCTCGTTGACGGTGAGGCCGAGGGCGGGCATACAACGCGACCAGACGTCTCGGTCGAACGGGTCGTCGTCGGGTTCGGCGGCCCACTCGAAGTAGGCGATCCCGTTCCCGGTGTCGGCTTCCGCGGCGGCGCGGCCTTGCTCAACTTTGCGCTTGAGGTAGAGGGAGCGGTCGGTTCCTGCGGTGGAGACGACGACGATCTGCGCGTCGCGTTTGGTTGCCATCGTTGGGAGTAGTGCTTGCTCTCGGACGTCGTCCTCGTCGGCGAACGCTTCGTCGATGATCGCGAGGTCGAGTGTCCGTCCGTGGCCTGCGGAGATCGAGTTGCGGAGCACTTCGACCCGGGAGCCGTTCTTGAAGATGATCGCCTCGTCGCCGTTCGCCCGGTAGATGCGGTCGATGAGCGGCGCGAGTTTGGATCGCTCGAGGATCGGACACCAGTCGTCGAGCAACTTCTGACGGGCGTCGTGTCCTGTCTGCGCGGTGTATGCGATCCTCTGCGGGCTTCCCCATTTGAGCGCACGATGCACTACGAGCGCAAGGATGAGAGACGTCTTGCCGGACTGCCGAGGGACGGTGAGACAGAGTTCCCGGTAGGCCGGGTGCGTTCCGTCGAACTCGAGGGCGACCTTTGCGACTTGCTCCTGCCACGGCATGAGCGGCAGGCCGAGGAGTTTGGCGACACCGGCGACCTCGCCGCCGCGCGTCTTACGGGTTCGAGCCGGGGTTGCGAATCTCGGAGTCGAGGAAGTCCATGTATGCGGCGAAGTCTTGCTCGTCCGAGTCACCGATAGACCTCAACCTTTCCACCGCTTCCCGATACTGCCTCCAGAGTCCGTACGACGTCGGGTTCGCGTCTACGGAATCTGCCAGAAGCCTACACAAGGTAACAGTCGCGGAGTCGATCTTCTCAAGCCTGCCGAGGCCGTAGAGGATCTCGATCGTCATCTCGACCGCTTCACGGTTGCTCAGATTCGCCGGGATTACGCGAGATTCTTCCGTCTTCTTAGCGGGTTTCTTCTTCTTTGCCGGGATTCGCCCGGATTCGCCGCGGTCGGTCATGGCAGGATTCTAGACGTCGGAGAGAGAAGAACGGGGACTGCGTCGGGATGGTTTGAGGCCTTCTCGGAAAAAACGCGGGTCATTCGTCGTCGTCGTCAGGTTCGCAGATGGGATCGACGATGTGATCGCATGGGCATCGCTTCACCATTGTCGTGAAGGCTTGCGTCGTGCTTTGTTGGCGCGTGTTGAGTTGCATGAGGCGCAGGATGCTCGAAGGTTGTCGGGGTCGTATGGTGCGCCACCGTATGCGAGCGGGTGGATGTGGTCGACTTGAGTTGCGATCTTGGTGCATCCTTCGAGTTGCACTTGGCAGAGGCCACCGTCTCGTTCGAGGATGGTCGGGCGTATCTTGCGCCATGTTGATCCGTAGGTCTTGTTGTGCCGCTTCACTCTGCGGATTCTATGCGAGGGGATTCCCCTCGCGCTCCCCGCTAGCGCGCTCGCGTTGCTCGCTTGCTCGTAATGCGGATGGGAGAGTCTCATGTGGGCAGAACGCGCCCGGGCTCCTCCCGTCCGATTATCGCTCGGATCACACTAGCCCGCACCCTCTGTTAGTGCGCGGGGCTACCCCGGCTCTCTGACGGCCTAACTACCGATCGTTAGTCGGCGGAGTCTTTCACTCACCTCCGTTCTCACGCGACGGACGACGACGAGCGCGGCTCGTGTTCTAGTTGTCGTATGCCTTCGGACAGATGTTCGGCACTTTCGGGAAGCGACAGTAGACGCCTCCCTTCCATACCCAACCTTGACGGGCGGTCACGTTATCGCCGCACCTACACACGCCGTCGAACGCATTACGTCTCGGAGGACGGTTCGCGAACGAGTGCGGCTCACGCATGGGCGGCGAGAATCTTCTTGATGAGTTGCGAGAGGCTGACGCCTTCACGATCCGCTCTCGCCCGGAGCCTCTTCTCGAGGTCGGACGAAAGACGGAACGAGAGCCTCGGATACTTGCTCACCGTGCGTCGGCCTTCTTCATGCGTCGACGGAGGAGTGCGTATCCGGCGTCGATGGCCTCCTCCATCTCTCGCATCTCGCGCTTCGTGAAGCATCCGCCGACCTTTTCTTCATCCGCCATCATCTCGTCGAATCCACGACCCGCCATCGAGAGCAGGACTTCGAGACGCTTCTGCGTGAATCTCATCACTTCACCTCCATACGTTCGGCGAAGCGGATCACGTTGACGATCGAGCAGACGTTGTATCTGTTGCGTCCGCGGATCTTGCGTCGGATGACGTTGGCTCCGTTGAGCGAGAGTTGATAGTGACCTTCTTCGATGCGGACTTCTGATCCGACGAAGTACGTCAGAGTTCCGCGTCGTTCGATGTAGTCGAGCGATGAGATGGCGTTGACGATCATCACTTGACCTCCATGATCTGCGAGGGGTGATAGTCGTACTCGACTCCGTCGGCGAAGCGGACGAGAACGCGGTACGGCGAGACCCATCCTTGCGGAGCGTTAGTCTTGCGCGGACGGATGTCGATGACTTCTGCTTCTTCGATGTCTCCGGGCTTGTTGCCGTAGACAACGAGACACCGCTTACCCGCGATCATCTCGTCGATGTCCATCTTCTTGAGTGTGTTCATTGTGGCCTCCTCTGCCATGACTCAACCGTAGCCGATTTGTCGGACAACGTCAAGCACCCTCTAGAAGGGTTCCTCGTCCATGTCGAGCCGGGGAGCCTCGGCCTTCCATCCCTCGATCACCCGTGAGGCTTCGGCCTTGCTGAGATCGTCGAGTTTGGTCAGAGACCGCCCTACGACGCTCTGTACGGCGTCTACGACGCCTTTCCCTGCCGGGATGCCCCGATCACGGGCGAGGGCGCGTAGGAGGCCGAGTTGCTTCGGGGAGGCGTCCCCGGAGGGTCGGGACGCCGCCTCCATCTGATGACCGCCCGAGAACGGCTCCTCGATCGGCTCCCCGGAGGGCCGCACGGCGGGCCGTGGGACCGCGGCGGGCTTCGAGTGCTCGCGGGCCTTGACCTCGTTCTCGGAGGCGATCGACTTGTCGATGCCGAAGCCCATGTAGCCGAGCGCGCGTCCGATCGCGGAGGTGAATCCGACCATGAGTTCGGAGTCCCGGGTGTATGGGGTCTTGCCGGGGAGCGATTCTTGAGCGGATGCGACGACCGGGTGCGTGTCTTCGGGTGAGCGGTAGATCGTGACGGTACAGACGAGCACGGATGACGGGCCGAACTCTTCGACGCGGTAGCCGGATTCGACGATGCGGAGTTCCGGGTACTTGTCGAGTGCCATCCGTAGCCGGGTCGGTACGTCGACGTAGTTGTCTAACTTGAAGGCCATTCTTTGCTCTCCTCTTGTGTTTCTGTGATGAGTTGGATCGTAGTGAGCCAGACGGCGGCGGGCATGACGGCGAGCCAGTCGTCCGGGTTCGTGTACCCGGGACGCTTACAGAGGATGACGCCGCTCCATGCGTCCGACGCCTCCATCTGTCGCCCGAGTTGCTCGAAGTAGGCCTTCCAGTCGTGCGTCTTGCGGTTCTTGACCTCGATGACGACGCCGTTGAGCGCGTTGATGTCCCCTCGATCGTCAGTCCATCCGGCGCGGATACGACCGGCGCGGATGCCTCTCGACGAGAGCCACTTCACGACCGCGACCTCCGCCGAAGAGCCTTTCCGCTTGCTAGACGACGTCATGCTCGAGATCTTGCGCGCATTGGGCGTAGACCCACAGATAGCCGCACGAGTCGACGACCGAGTCAACGTGCAACCGTCGCTTCTCTCGGTTGTAGCCGATGCGCGCGAGTTTCATACAGACCATGAACAGCGCGGCGTCTGCCGAGTCGCGGATCTCGCCGCCGGTGACGGCTTGATAGATCTCTGCGACCCTTGCGTAGTCGTGATGCGGTGGCCCGTAGGTGTCTCCTCGCGGCCCGTGCGTGAGTTCGTGCGCGCGCTTGAGGATCTCGTCGATGTCGATCGGATCCATCAGTACGGCGTCTCCTGATGAATCATCCGCTCGAGGCGACGGTTCTCGGCTTCGGCCTCGAGGAGGCGTTGACGGAGTCCGTTCATGCGTCGGACGGCTTCTTGAAGGTCTTCGGCGAGGAGTTTCGCGTCGACCGCGTCCGGGATTCTGACGTAGTGCTCGATGAGTCGCTCGGTAAGGGTCATCTGCATCCATTCTTCGCGCGGGATGCTCATGGCGCGACCGCCTTGTATGTAGTCCACGGGTGGAAGCCTCCTGTCTCTAGGTAGATCGCTCTCGCGGCCTGTACCGCGACCCACGGATCGTAGAGGTCTGTGCAAGTGTCGAGAACAAGTGCCGCTTGAAGATACCCGGATGGCCAGTAACGGGACGCTTCGCACCATGTCGGGCCGTGGATCTGAAGGATGCCCCACGAGCCTCCGTGCGCCCGGTCGCCGATGATGTTGGTCTCGCATCGGGACTCGGCCCATGCGATCCGACCGAGCACGAGAGTTTCGGCCTCGTTGAAGCCCGCTAGAGGCGCGAGACGGGTGATCTCGGCGCATGACTGCGGAAGATCCGTTTCGTCGCTCTGAGAGGCTCCTAGAGGCCTCTCCGTCGAATCGCCTCCCATAATGGGGGCGTAGACGGTCGGTTCGGTGACTTGACGCGGTTCGGAGCCGGGTTCGGCGGGCATGGTGACCAGTCCGACCGATCCGGCGAGGAAGAACGCGCAGGCGGTGATTACGGCGATCGGGTTCATACCGGGACGCCTTCCTCTGCCTCGGGCGGGTGTGTAAGTTCGATGGGAATCGACCATGCGTCGGCTCCCGGACTCTTCATGTGAAGATTCGCGCGAAGAATGCGCCCGTCTCCGGGTTGACGTACTAGGACAACCTTAGCGTGAATGAACCGATTCCGGCCCTCGAGTGTTTCGAGGTACAGAGTCGGCGGTTTCGGTGTGTTCATTGAAGCCTCCTCAGACTCAACTCTGACCCTAGTGACTAGGTGTTCGCTTGTGGTGGATTCTTCATCACGACCGTACGGAGCACCATGTCCGAGGGGATGAAGAGCGGCGAGTCGAAGTCCCCGGAGTCGGCGAGGGACTGTGCGATCGTGAGGTGTCCGGGCTTGCCGTCGGGGATGAGGAAGCCGAGCGTCCACACGGTGCAAGGTTCCGGGTCGATCTCGTCGACGGACATCCAGTTCGCGCCGCCTGCGTGGGCATCCTTCCATTCGACCCACACGGGGGAGGCTTCTAGTCGAGCCATACGACGTACTCCGAGGCCACACGGCCCCGCTCCGGGTCGATGAAGTGGAGTCTCTGCGACGGTCGTGACTGTGCCGCGAGATGCTCCGCCGCGTAGGTGTTCGAGTCCTCCGGTGAGCCGGTAATGAAGGCCCGGTTGCCGTTGCCGAGCGTCACCGAGAGCGGGTTGTGCCAATGGCCCATGTAGCAGTCGTCGAACGTGGGGACGATGCCCGCGGCCCATGCCGAGACGCGCTTGATGATCGCGAAGAGCGGCGTCCCGGAGTACGACTTGATCTCGTCACCATGTACGAGCAGGACGCGATAGTTCCCGATCGTGAAGTGTTGATACCAGTCGTTCGAGGCCTGCCATGTGACCGTCTTGAGGTCGCTCGTGCGGTCTTGTGCGATCTTGTAGGCCATGCGGTCGACGTTGTCGCCTTTCGGGTTGACTCCGTACCGTCCGATGCGTCCGTGATTCCCGTACTCGCAGATGACGCGCACGGTCTCGAAGTTCGCGGCGAGTGTTCGGACGAGTTTCTCAATGATCGCGGCGGCGTTGAAGAGTTGCTCGAAGAGATGTCCGTCGAGTTCCCATGCTTGACCGGGGAAGATGTCGATGCCTTCGACCATGTCCCCGGAGACCATAAGAACGGCCTCGCGGACGGGATGGTCTTTGCGTTGGATCTCGGTGATCTTGAGCACCTTATTGGCGAAGATGTCGATGCGTTGCGCGCACGTTTCCATCGAGTAGGTTGCGGTGCGCTTGCCGAGTTGCCAGTCCGTCGCGTGAAGTAACGCGACCTCGGGACGTCCCTTCCTCTTGTCCTTCGGTGCGAGGATCGGCTTCGGTCGCGGCATGGCGAGCGCGGCATCCTTCGCGGCCCGGTAGATGGCGTTGACGATCTCGTCGGTTCGGTTCTTCTCGTCGGCGATCTTGCGATGCGCGCGAGCGAGGGCGGCTTGTAGATCTTCGAGGCGTTGCGTCTCGTTGAGTTCGTCGCCGATGCTCACTTGAGTCCCTGCCGATAGCGGTAGACGACGTTCTCAAGGCTTCGGATCGGGAACGGGTCAAAGCCTTTCTTGATGAGGAGCGATGCGATCGCGTTATTCGAGTATCTGCCGATCTCTCGGAACGCTTGCATCCACTCGTCGCGCTCGTCTTTCGGACGACTCTCAAGCCAGTCGACTAACGCTTGAGTCTTACCCTTCTTGGCCTCTAACTCTTGAAGAATGCTCATCTAACTCGCTCCTCTTATGCTCGAGGAGGTGCGTATCGAGGCCTAGTGCCACGTTACGAACCTCCGCCTCCACGACGCCGATGTGGTCGTCGATGCGATCGAGCCTAGTACGGACGATGCCGTGATCGGTGGCATTCTCCCGGCGGGCGCGTTGCACGATGATCGTCGGGATGATCGCCGCGGCGAGGGTCGCCATGCCGGTGATGATCGAGACGACGATCGCCGTGTTCATCGGGCGTTCTTCCATTCGGCTACGGCGGGCGGGATGTCGTCCCCTCGGTAGTAGCGGATGTGCCACGGTTCCGCGCCAGAGGTGAACTCCCACGAGAATCCGTAGGTGAGGGCGTTTGCCTCGAGCCAGTCGAGCCGGTCGCCGGAGGCGTCGGCGATGTCTACGGCGATTCCGAGGCCATGATTCGAGGTTCCGGGGACGGCGGCGACCGCCGTGTTCGGCTTCTGCCACCATCTACGGCCCTCCCATACCTTCGAGGGACGGCCCGGGAGCGGGGTCATCGTGTAGCGGGAGGTGAAGAGGGCGACCTGTTCTTGGTAGGTGCGGTAGGTGTCGGCCCTCGAGGTTGGCTTGAAGGGTCGGATGCCGTCGGCGAGCGCGGCGGCGCGCATCGCATGGTAGGCGTCGGCGGCGAGGTGATGGAGTTGTCCGATCGGCTTGATCGCTCGGAGGAGGTTCGGTCGGAGTTGCCCGTTCTTGGCGTTAGTGAGATCGGCGGGCAGTACGACCCGTTTCACGGGTCGCACGGTTCACGCCTCAGGCTCGACGTAGGTGTCGCGGTACGCCTCGGCGGTCTTCAAGTTCTCGACGCGCTGAGTGAACTCTCCGAGGCCAAGTGCGGCGAGGACGAACGTGGCGAGAGCCTCTGCCGGGAGATCCCACACCGACGCGAGGAGTAGCAACGTCGAGGAGACGAAGGCTTGAACTCTGACCGGGTTATTGCGGGCGAAGGTTCGGATGCGTTCCATACGCTCCGAGACTACTAGCCGATGAGCGCGGCGATCTCTTCGTCGGTCAGTCCGAGCGCGGCAAGTTTGGCCCGGGCGGATTTTTTTGCGGCTTTCTGCGCGGCTTGCGCTTCGACGA